TGAATGAGTCAACAATCCGCCGTCGCTCACTTGCATAGCAAGCTGGATGAACAGGCGCACACCATATCCGACCACCTTACCCGAGGCGGGGTAAAGGACTACGCGGAGTATCAACGTCTTTGTGGGGTGATTCAGGGTCTTAACCACGCAAAGCAAATTATAGATGACCTTGCAAAACGCCTAGAGGAAGGTGCCGATGAGTGACGTAAATGTAGAGAGAACTCAAGCAGAAGCTGACGATAAGGCAAGGCAATTGCCTGAACCGAAAGGCTACCGCCTTCTCTGTATGGTCCCCAAGATTGAGGACACCTACGGGGATTCCGGCTTGATCAAAGCCACTGAGACTGTCCGAGTCGAGGAGCAGACTACCGTAGTCCTGTTCGTCGCCAAGATGGGGGATATGGCTTACAGCGACAAGGAGCGGTTTCCGACTGGGCCTTGGTGCAAAGTGGGCGATTTCGTGCTGGTCAGGTCGTACTCCGGTACCCGCCTGAAGATTCATGGCACGGAGTGGCGCATCATCAATGACGATACTGTCGAAGGTGTCGTTGAAGATCCACGCGGCTTGTACCGCGCATAAGGAGTTATTTAAATGGCTGGCGAAGACTACAAGTTCCCCGATGAGATTGAAGCTATCGACAATAGCGATGATCTTGAGATTGAGATTACTGACGATACCCCTCCAGAGGATCGTGGCCGATCCCCGCTACCGCGAAACGTAGTGGAAGAACTGGAAAACGATGATCTGGAGGAGTATTCCGACAAGGTCAAGAAACGTCTCGGGCAGATGAAAAAGGTCTGGCACGACGAGCGGCGCGAAAAAGAGCGGGCTCACCGTGAACGGGAAGAAGCCTTGCAATTCGCTCAGCGAGCCTACGAGGAGAATCAGAAACTTCGTTATACCCTCGGTGCGGGCGAAAAAGCCTTTGTCCATGAGGTGTCTAAATCGGCTTCTGCTGAATTAGCAGCAGCCAAAGAGAAACTCAGGCAGGCATATGAGCTAGGTGATTCTGACCTGCTTACAAATGCTCAAGAGGCTCTTACTGACGCAAAACTTAAATTGCGTGAGGTAGAAAGTTTTAAACCCTCTTTACAGCAAGATAATAGTAGTGTACAAAATACACAACAGGCTCAGACACCCCGCGCAGCGCCAGTCGATCACAAGGCTGAAGCATGGCGAGAAAAGAACCAATGGTTCGGTGTTGACGAGGAAATGACCGCCCTCGCATTGGGTTTGCACGAAAAATTGGTCCGGTCGGGTGTCGATCCGCGCAGCGACGATTACTACCGACGAGTTAATGAGACGATGAGAAAGCGTTTTTCGGATTATTTCGATGACGCTGAACCGCAGCAGACTAGGTCTACTGCGCGCCGATCAGCCACTACAGTGGTTGCTCCAGCTACGCGGAGTACCGCGCCGCGTCAGGTCCGCCTGACACCATCCGCCGTTGCGCTTGCCAAGAGACTTGGCTTGACCAACGAAGCGTATGCAAGAGAAATGATGAAACTGGAGAACAAAGATGGCTGATAATCGTCTAGCTCGTGAAGTAGAGAATCGGGAATCCGCTCAGCGCAAGCAAGCATGGACCCCGCCGGAGACTCTTCCTAGCCCGCAACCGCAGGCTGGATGGGTATTTAGATGGATTCGGACGACCATTATGGGCCAAATGGACCCTACCAATGCGTCTGCAAAGTTTCGGGAAGGTTGGGAGCCTGTAAAGGCGGCTGATGTACCGGAACTGATGATGTTTACTGATCCCAACAACAATACCCGTTTCAAGGACAACATTGAGATTGGTGGGTTGTTGTTGTGTAAAGCGCCTGAAGAGATGGCTGCACAGCGGGCAGATTATTACTCCCGCCAAGCGCAGTCTCAGATGGACGCTGTTGACAATAGCTTCATGCGGTCGAATGATGAACGGATGCCGCTCTTTAACGAGAAACGCAGTAGTACATCTTTTGGCCGTGGGAATAAATCTTAACTAGGAGTCTACAATGGCATATCCCACGATTGACAAGCCGTATGGCTTGCGGCCTATAAACCTGCTCGGCGGGCAGGTGTTTTCCGGTTCGACCCGCTCTTTGCCGATTGCTTACGGCTACAACAGCAATATCTTCTACGGTGACTTCGTTCAACTGACTCGCGGTTCTATCGTGCGTCAGGCCGTAATTGGTACGACTGCGGCAGGCGTTGGCCTTTCGGGTGTCTTCCTCGGCTGTTCGTTCACCGATCCGCTGACTAAGCAGAAGCGTTTCTCGCAATACTGGCCTGCTGGCACGTTGTCGGGCGATGCTGTTGCTGTTGTCTGTGATGACCCGGATACGGTCTTCAGGGCTGTGGTCTGCTCGGCTACCACCGTGGTTGGTTCGGGTAACCTTGCGATGATCGGCCAAAACATGGGTGCTATCGACAACAGCACCGGTGACGCTATTTCGGGCAACTCCCGTAATGCGCTGCTGGCAGTTGTTGCTTCTGGCGCTCCCGCAACGACTACGGGTCTTGTAGCTCGTGTTGTCGATGTAGTTCGTGATACGGCGTTTGTCACCACTGGTGTGGGCTCGTCCTCCACCACGGCGGTTACGCTTACCACGGGCGTAGCAAACGCGGTTGTGGCTGGTGCAGGCGTTTCCTACGTTGGTTCTAACGGTCAGGTTATTGAAACTGGCTCGTTCATTACCGGCGCACTAACGTCTGGGGCTACCTCGGCTACGCTTAACTTGGCGGTGTCGGCTCCTAACGCGGGTACTACGATTATTGTAATACCGTCTGCGTCCACGATCCTGTTCACCCAATACCCAGAAGTGCTTGTGAAGCTGAATTTCGGCGTTCACCAGTACTACACTTCTGTCGCCGCTGCTTAATAGGGAGCATAACTAATGGCTATTTCACGCGCACAGCTACTTAAAGAACTGCTCCCCGGCTTGAACGCTCTGTTCGGTATGGAGTACAGCACCTACGGCGAAGAACACAAGGAAATCTACGAAGTAGAGACCTCTGAGCGTTCTTTTGAAGAGGAAACCAAACTGTCGGGCTTCTCGGCGGCTCCGGTGAAGGCAGAAGGCACTGCGATTGCGTATGACAACGCGCAAGAAGCATGGACCGCACGCTACAACCACGAGACCATCGCGTTGGGCTTCTCCATCACCGAAGAGGCGGTGGAAGATAACCTGTACGACTCGCTCAGCAAGCGTTATACAAAGGCGCTCGCTCGTGCAATGGCGTACACCAAGCAGGTTAAGGGCGCATTTGTCCTGAACAACGGCTTTAGCTCCGCCAGCCCCGGCGGTGACGGAGTCTCACTGTTCAGCACGGCTCACCCGCTGGTTTCCGGTGGCAGCAACAGCAACACCTTCACGACCCAAGCTGACCTGAACGAAACCTCCCTTGAGGCGGCGGTAATTCAAGTAGCAGCATGGACCGATGAGCGTGGTCTGCTGATCGCAGCCAAGCCCCGCAAACTCGTTGTACCCCCGGCACTGATGTTTGTTGCTAAGCGACTGCTGGATACGGAACTCCGTGTCGGCACCACTGACAACGACATCAACGCGCTGAAGGCGATGGGCTCGATCCCGGAAGGCTACAAGGTCAATCACTTCCTCACTGACACCAATGGTTGGTTCATGATGACGGATGTGCCCAATGGCCTGAAGCACTTCGTCCGCACCCCGTTGGCTAACTCAATGGATGGTGATTTCGACACGGGAAATGTCAGATACAAAAGTCGTGAACGATACAGCTTCGGCTGGTCGGACCCGCTTGGCGTGTTTGGCTCGTCAGGTTCCACCTGATAAATCAGTAGCTTAGCTGATTTAGGAAGGGGCCTTCGGGCCCCTTCTTTTTGTCTTGACTTTATATGCCCCTCAAAGTACGTTACCTGTAACTAAGTATACAGGAGCATCCTATGGACACTATTCCGTTTCCTAAAACTCGTGCTGAGGCTAAAACACTTGGCGTTGCGTACTACTTTACTGGGGAACCATGTAAGCATGGTCATATCGCGCTTAGAAAAACAAAAGGGGCTTGTGTCGAGTGTCTTAAAATAGAATGGGTGGAAAATAACGAAAAACGGAGGGATTATTTTATTGCGTATAATCGTAGTGAATTAATAAAAGATCGTAAAAATGAGTGGTACATAAATAACCGCAGCGCGGTAATTCAACGAGCAGCTACGCGGCCAATAGATCAGTTACGCGAGTATAGAAATACTTGGAAACGCAATAATATAGTCAAAATACGTGCGGATACAAAAGCACGCCGCCGGAAGCATAGACAAGCTACTCCCCCGTGGTTATCTCGGAGACAAAAGACAGAAATTCGGCAAATATACGAAACAGCCATAACAATGACTAAAATTACTAATGAACAATATGTTGTTGACCATATTGTCCCTCTGCGGTCAGATGCAGTCTGTGGATTACACGTCCCGTGGAACTTGCGAGTCATAACTCGCACAGATAACTTAACAAAATCCAATAAACTTCTTGATTCTTGTGTTGGTTAAACAATATTTGTAGTAACTTACTCTAGCTTCTCTTGCAGGTAGCCGGGGTGAACCCCCGGCTTTTACGCCC